ACGATGTTGCTGGAACACCAACAACTAAAAAAATAACTGCAACAAATATAATGGGACTTGCCCCCGTGCAAAGTGTTGCTGGAAGAACAGGAACAGTAACTGTAGACGCAGGTGACTTAACAGATGGTAACTTTGATGGAACTGCAATCTCAGGATTTGATGCTAGTATCCATGATCAAACAGGAACTGCATATACTCTACTTGCAAGTGACAACGGAAAGGTAGTAGTCCTTAATAATGGATCTGCAATAACAGTTACAGTACCTAGTGGATTGGGTGCTGGATTTAATTGTTCATTCGTACAGAAAGGTGCGGGGCAAGTCAGCTTTAGTGATGACTCAGGAGCTACTGCGATCAACAATAGACAGTCCCACACCAAGATCAACGCTCAGTACGGAGTAGCTAGTTTATTAGCTTATGCCGCTGACACTTTTGTTCTAGCTGGAGACACAGCTTCCTAAGAATGTTCGTTCTTCCTACATTTGGTCTAGGAGTCATAGGTAGTCCTACAGTACCGCCTGAGACTTTTGATACTGCTACTTTGGAGAATGGAGGTAATGGTGCTGGAAATGATAACACTCTAACTTTCACAGTTAATCCATCTGCATCAATAAGTGCTGGTTCTACTTTAACTATAGCTGGACTTACAGGATCGCAAACATCTGATAGTGGATCATTAACAATCGGAGGTGCTGGTGCAGCAATCTTTGGATCAAGTGCAGATTGGACTCAGTCAAGTGGTACTTTGGTTCTTACTGTCGCTGGTGGTCAAAGCGTACCAACAGGTTCAGATACTGTAATTACATTTACCCTAACTAATCCAGCTACAACTTCATCAGGTGTAACAGGAATTACATTAGCATCTAGCGGATTCACGACTGCAAACATTAGCGGAACATTCTTGAATGCAGTAGCTCTATTCAATGTAACCACTAGAGACACCGAAGCTAACATTCTTTCAAGCACACCTACTAATCCTAGCGGAGAAGTTAACATCGCATTCGGTGAAGATACTAATGACTTTTACATCTACGATGGAAGTGCTTGGTATATATATAAGGATTTTAACAACTATTCTATAAACTTTGATGGTACTGATGATTATATAGATTGTGGAGTGATTACTGGTCTTCAAGGGGCGAGCAATGGGGCTATATCTGTTTGGATCAAACCTGATACCGCAGGACAAGCACCTAATATCGGATATAGACCTTCTGCTTCTCATCAATTTGTTCTGACTTTTGTGGGAGGGACTTTATATTTTGGAGTAAGAAACGGATCAACAGCGAATATTTATACAACCACTGCCATACCTAATGACACAAATTGGCATCACTATGTAGCGACTTTTACTAGTGGTACTACAAAAATTTACATTGATGGTAGTCAAGTAGCTGGTACGCAATCTGGTAGTAATCCAAGCACTATATCATCCACATCAGGTAGTTTTATGATAGGCAGAAATGGGAATGACAATAAATATACCGATGGATTACTTGATGAAGCTGCTCTTTTTAACATAGCATTGTCTGCTTCAGATGTAACTGATATTTACAATGGTGGAGTACCTAATGATATATCGTCTTTAAATCCTTTAGGTTGGTGGAGAATGGGAGACAACGATAGTAGAACAGACACTACTATTACAGACCAAGGAAGCGGAAGTAATAACGGAGCTCTAACAAATGGTCCAACCTTTTCAACAACTGTACCATAATAATGAGAAACTACTGCATAATAAATTCTGATGAAGTTAGTTCTGTTAATTTCGATCAAGTTGCAGAAACATCCGCTGATACTTTGAGGTACTCAATAGACGGTACACAAACTTTCGTTAAATACGAAGGCACACAACCATCCTTTTTAAGCGGTAAACAAGAATACACCCACTCAGAAATTCTAGCGATCCTAGCAACGGATGAGTGGACAAGTGACGACATTATTTAATAGCTATGCCTACAACAATACCAACAACCACTTCATCCACTCGTCCAGGTAGTCCCTCGACAGGTGATGCTTACTTTGAAACGGATACTAAAAACTACATCATCTATGATGGTGCTAATTGGCGAAGTTTTGGTAGTAATATTTCAAATAGGTTTTCAGCTTTTTACGATGGTACAGATGACCACTTCACAGGCACACTACCTACTACTTTAATGTCGTCAGATTTTACTACCTCAATTTGGTTAAAAGTCCCAGGTTCAGCAGTAGCCGATGGAGCTATTTACGCAAATAATTATAGTGCTAGTGGAAAATTAGGATGGAGATTATATTTCGACAACCAAGACGCTTCAGGTAATGGAAATTTAAGCCTTTGGGTATCCGATGGTTCAGGTAATTTTGATAACGCAATCGCTAATGTTTCAATTAATTTAGGTTCTAATTCATGGACTAACTTAGTTTGGGGCAGAAGTAGTGGTACACACTTTGTTTATGTTAATGCTAGCCAAGTAACAATAACCCAAGGCACACAAGGATTTAATAGTTCTACTTCAAACTTTGCAGACTCCAATCAAGCATTTAAAATTTTTGAGGAGACAATTGGTGGCGGGCCGATTGGAGGTTATACTGACGAGTTTGCGGTTTGGGACAGAGCTTTATCAACATCAGAAATAGGACAACTCAAAAAGAACGACAAACCTAGTGACCTGTCATCCCTTGCACCTGAAGTTTGGTTCAGATTTGGGGACGCTAATGGCGATCAAGATAGTGGCGGAGGAAGTCCAGCATCAGGAGATACTATAGGAACTTTAGTAAACTTAGGGTCAGTAACCACAAACGCTACATTAACTCAACAAAACGGAGTACAATATAACTCTGATGTCCCAGTTTAATAATGAGAACCTACTGCATAATAAATTCTGACGAAGTTAGCTCTGTAGACTTCGATCAAGTACAAGAAACATCCGCTGACACACTTCGATATTCAGTCGATGGCACTAAAACATTTGTTAAGTATGAAGGTGACCAACCCTCCTTTTTAAGTGGCAAGACCGAATACACACACGCTGAAATATTAGAAGTGTTAGCCACAGACGAGTGGACTAATCCTGATCCTATCTAATGGCAACTGAGGAAAAAGAGGCGATAGGAGAGGATTCAGTTGTGAAGGCGAATGTCGCTTTCATGTTGAAGACTATCTCAGCGGTGGCCCTGGCGGTCTACTCCTTTGTCACAATCAAATCAGACATTGATGACTTGAGAAATGAAAATGTCCGCATTCACCACGAGGTCGATATGAACAGCGAGTTCAGAGTTAAATGGCCAAGGGGTGAGTTAGGATCTCTACCCGATGATGCCGAGCAAAACATGAGGATTTTATTCTTAGAAAAACAAGCATCGAAACAAGAAGAACTATTGGAGCAATTGAGGTACGGAGTCGCGAAGTGACATGGATATCACGCACTATATGTTTGCTGGACTTGGGGTCGCTCTTTCCATCCTCGCATTTTTTATCAAGCGTAATAAGTGGGAGATTGATGACATGAAGGAACGTCTGCGTCAGTTAGAAATTGCATACGCTGGGCAGACAAAGGATGTGGAACACTTATCCAAGTTGTCCGAAGATCGCAGAAGAGATATTCAAAAACTCTTCGATAAAGTGGAGGGTAAATGAAATGTTTGAATTGCTTACGCTCTTTCTTACCGGTGGGGGGTCGGCCGCAATGGGGTCTATTCTTAAAGGCGTGTTTGGTGCGATTACCGATTCTCGCCAACAGAAGTATGAAATGGAAATGGCAAGAGAATGCAGAAACAACGAGTTTGCCATTCAGTTCCAGGCATCACTCAACAATGGTGTATCTGGAGCTTTCACTCGTGCTACTCGTCGCATGCTTGCTCTTATCGGCATGTTCACGCTCTCGTTCATCACATGTATCACCACCATCTACCCAAGCGTTCCACTCATCAGTACGACAAACATTACAGGTGAAGGAAAAAAAGAGTTTTTATTCGGACTCATCAGTTTTCCAGCTGAGCAAGCCCCTTTGGTCGTTACAACAGGACACATTGCACTTTTCGAGGCAACCGTAGTGTTACCTTTAATCATAGGATTTTACTTCACACCAGGAGGACGCAGGTGATGCTTGATCGTGTTTCAGTAGCAGGTATGAGTGGTACAGCAGCCACCTTTGGATTGTCAACAATTGACACATTCCTCGGTATTGCAGTTGGTGCAGTCACTTTGGTCTACATGTCCATTAAACTCTACCAAGAGATAAAGAAGAAATAATGGCAAGGTATCGCACAACAGGTAGACTCGATGACCAAGTACTCCAAGATGGGGATCGTGGATTTCGTGGTGTAAATTCATACCTTGAAGCAACAACTTTAGAATCTGGATTTGTACAGACTAGCGAGAATATGCGCTTGGTTGGTGACCTTGCAGAAGTACGCAAGGGAATAGATTTCCTAGCAGGCAATGTTACACTCACTTACAACGGTACAGATGAGAAAGTATTTGCCAGCACACTCTTTTCAGATCCTGCAACAGGTACTGAATTTGTAGTGGTTGCCACGAAGAATAAAGCAATCATATGGAACGATGCAAATAATAGTGGCATTAACATAGAATACCCTGTTGGTGAGGTAGTGGCAGATGCAGATGGTGCGAGCTTCGTGCAGTCACTTGAGAAGCTAATTTTATTTCGTGGTAAGAATAAAACACCACTTGAATGGGATGGCGATTATAGCAGTCCAACTGACTTCGTGGTGAAAGCAAATGGAAGTCCAGGTGCTGGACGCATACAATGTCCGAATACAGACTTTGGTGTATTCTTTCGCAATCGCTTAATCATACCTCAACCAACAGATAGTAACTACACAGTCTTGATGTCTGATTTATTAGACACGGATAACTACTATCCCGCAGA